AGAAAAGAAGGTGGAGGGACGAGGAGAACACTACAAAAAAACCTCGCCCCTCCGGTAGTTGCTTAGAACAACAGTTTTGCGACCATCGCCTGTGCCAAGGTGCCGGGAGTTGCGGACGCTGTTTGAGCGATGCGAACGTAGCGGCGAGTATTGGCTGGGAGACGGAAACGAATCGTCTTGGCTGCTGCTCCTGCTCCGCCTGCACCAGTCTGAGTGGTTTGGATGAGAGGGTCAACAGATGCCCATGACGAGTTGTCGGCTGAGTCTTCGAGTTTATAGGTGACGACTTTCGTGTCGGACAGCTCGGCAGTTGCCAAGGCTGGCGCTGCGAGTTGGAACACGACAGCCTCGATGTCTCCACCAGTTGCTTGTTCGAGATCGAACGAAGCGGTGTTGGCACCGGCGGCGAGCAGAGTCACCGTCGAGCTGTAGTTGTCGTCTTGTTGGTTGCGATTGTATTCAAAGGCCATGATTTTATATATTTAAAGGTTATTAGCTGAGAGCTTCGGTGTCGGTGATGGAATCGGTGATGATGATCGGGATGCCGAAGGACTCGGTTGGAGTTCCCGGAAGGATGCCGTTGAATGCTTCTTGCTTCGTGTTCGGCGCGGTGGTCCGGCTGACTTGAAGTTGGAAAGCGGAGCGGCGGCTCATGAGGAGGTGCGTTGGACGCTCGCCGACTGGGAACTTGCTGAGAAGTTCTGCAATCTTCGCGTCGGTTGCTCCTTTGCCAGAGTCTGCGGTGATGTCTTTCAGACGACCAACTGCATACTTGTTGACGCATTGGAAGCCGATCCAAGCGGTGAGGTCAGCGATATAAGCTGCGTAACGATCGCCGCCTGCGTCTTCTGCATCTCCCTCGCGGAAAGGTGAGAGGTCGAAGCTGGTGCCGTTGCCGTAGACGTATTGAACGCCAGTCGTGCCTGCCTTGATCGCATAGATCGAGGATGCGGTCGCTGCGGTTGTTCCGCCTGCGTCAACGACGAGATCGGATCCGAATGTTGTGACCATCTCCTGCAAGCCGAAGAATCCTTTTGCACCTGCGGCTGTTCCGTAGATGGTCTGAGATCCAACTGTGCTGAGAGCCGCACGCATGACGCCGACTGCCTCGATAGCTTGGAGTGCTTCTGGTCCGTCCTCGTAGCCGCGTGCGACTGCTTTGTCCACCTCGATGCGAGCCGAGAGGATGAAAGCCTCGACGAGACGCTCTGTGAAGTTGGACTTGGTTGCTGCGGTTCCTTCGTTCGCTGCGCGGAATGCCACTGTTGGGCGGCTGTTGCGAATGACGGTCTTGTAGCTCGTGCCACGGATGGTGCGAGCTGGGATAGTTGTCACTTCAGGCGAGCTGGTGGCGACTTCTTCGATAAGGCCGACGATTGGGTCGGCGCCGTTGAGCTTGGCTAGGTCAAGCAAAGTAAGATTGTTGGGCATACTATTAGTTTATTTGGATTGTTGAGATTTGAAAGCGGCTTCGACTTTTGCGATGCCGGTGAGTTCGATTTCTTGAGGTGCGGATTCGCTGCGACCTGCCAGCACGGTCTGACCAGACAGAACTGGATTGATCGGAATGGCGTTGAGCGCGTTGATTGCTTCAGGGTTCGCGAGGATCGAGGATTTCCAGAAGGCTTTGGTTGCTTCGTCCTGTGGAGCGATGCGACCTGCCTTCACGGCGTCCTCGATAGCGATCTCTGCGGAGGCTGCTGCCTTTTCGGCCATACCTTCCTTGAGCTTTTTATTCTCCTCCAGAACGGTCGCAAGTTCGGCTTCGATCTTGGCGTAGCGTTCGGCGGCGGCCGCTTTCTCCTCGTCGGATTCTGCGGTTGATGCTGATTCGCGGAGGTTAGCTAAGTTTAACTTGGCTTTGTCCATGGCGGTTTCTTCGTCTTGCGATGCTTCGACAAGTCCGAGTTCGATTAGTTGTTCGATCATATTAGTTGATTGGGTGTGAGATGCTGCAATTCTTGGGATCTCCTCGAAGGCTGGGTCGTTAACAAGTGAACCAATCTCGCCGCGTGCAGCGAGTCCAGTAGGGATGCCAGTCGTGGAAACTAGGAAAGTCGGGGAAAAATAGGAATAGTCGCGTCCTTCGATGGCTTTGCGTCCTGCCTCGGTCCACTCGACATCGAGCATCAAGCCGACGCCTTCCTCATAGCGGAACTCTTTCGGGATGAAAGAAGCTGGACCGCTTGAATGATCGAAGCCTGCGAAGGGACGAACATTTTGCGCCAGGCGCTTGGTTAGATCCTCGGCAAATGAAGCACCGATCCGAGAGTCGATCTCGACGTCCATGGTCTTCGGCTTGCCTCCGACAGTTGCCGAGATCCGATGCTTGCCTTCTGGTAAGTAGACAATGCTTGTCTCAAGTCCGTTGATTTCGGATTGGAAAGCGGCGGAAATTTTATTGCTAGCAGCCATTGATCTCTCGCCTTGCCATCATTTTCTCGCTTGGCAAGACTATTTTTAGATCGAGGTATTATTTTTCACCATCTCATCCTCGATGAAGTCGAGCGCCTCGTTGAGCAGCGCGTCGACGTATGAGTTCTCAGGAGGTAGCGCGTTCGGCCATGGCTTGTGCGTGACCGACTTACGCAGCGCGTAAATCGGGCGGATGCCGCTCTCGGCGTTGTCATCCTTCTCGGCAAGAACTCCCTTGACGCGGAAGAGCGGTGAGACGCTCTGCGAGTAGTCTCGCGCTTTCATGTTGTGAGCTTTCGGGACAAGCGGTATCGTGAGGTATCCACGGCGCTTGGCTCGGATTGTGCCGCCGGTGATCTTGTGCGAGAGTCCGATCATTCCGTTCTCGAACTTTGCGCCGTTAGCGTCAGCCTTGGTTGTCGACCAGCCAGAGGCTGTCTTCAGCCACCAGCCAGAGAGCGATCGTCCTGCGCCGTGAGTAGGCAGCGATGGATTGATCCATGGAATGCGTCCTCGTCCGTTGTAGTAGGCTCGGATCGTATCGAGTGCTGCCATCGCTCCAACTTTTATCGCTGAAGCTCTCGTTGCCGGCGCTGCCAGCTTGAGCATGGCCGTCTTCGTCTCGTTAAGATTCGACGCCTTGACCGTTATGCCGATGAATGACTTGCCTTCCTTCATTGTTCAAGTCCTTTCAACATGGCGGCGCCGATCTGATCCTCCAGCGCGTCGATGAGTGCTTGGCGGTCGAGCATACTGAACATCTGCGGAATAGCGGCGACGACTTTCTCGACCTCGGTGTTGAACGCACCGATCGTCATCCGCTCGCTCTTGTCGAGCAGGTCGGCGAGGACTAGGTCGATCGGTCCGAGCCATTTCGCGGAGATTTCTCTGAGTTGTTCGTCGGTCATAAGGTTAGGGGTCTAGGGGTTATGTTGTGAAGTTTGAACTTTCTATTTTCTGGCGGATCTGTTTTTCGAGTGGCGGGAATCCTTTATATTACGTTATTTAAAAACTTTGTACTATAAAACATAACCCCTATACCCCTAAATATCTACTAACTAATCTGCTTAAAACATTCGTTTGATTTCTGTCAGATTGCCTTAAACGAGCGTTTTAATTGCCCTCCAATTCCTCGACTTTGCGCTTCGCCCATGCGTAACCGGCATCGCCGCCCCAGCCATTCCAAGCCTGCCATCCTTTGCCCTGCTCGGACCACGTCGCGCCATCCTTGTCGACCTCATGGCGAGCGAAGAAGCTGACCATGCGCTTGACCGTCTCAGGCGATAGATCCACGCGGTTGCTGATGTCTCGAGCGCGTGCCAAGCCGACCGCGATCATGCCGCGCTCAGATGGTGGCTTCGTGCGACGCACCTCAAGCGCGTTCGTTGCGTTGCGTGCCATCTCCTCGGTCGGTCTGAGATCGATCTCAGCGCGTGCCGTCTCGACCATCGGGTCGATGGATGGCTCAAGGTCGTCAACGGGAAGCAGGTCGATGTCGTCCTCGATCTCCTCGCCGAAGATCTGCTCGCCTTCGTTCGGCATCGGGATGCCCAGCTCCTCGTAGACCCATTGTCGAGGCATCTCGACGCCGATCTCCTTGTAGAGCTTGACTCGCTCTGCGGCTGCCTTCTCGTCCTTGACGATAGGGATTTCCATCTCGCAGTAAGGCATATCCTCGGACGCCACGGCGCCGAAGTTCATGCGCACGATCGCCGGGATGAGCTGCGTCGTGACAATAGCGGCGACCCACGATGAGACGCTCTGAAGCACCTCGCTGCGGATGCCTGCATGAACGTCGCCGAGAGCGCGTGATCCCGTCCCGGTGTTGTCTGTCGTTAACGTCTGGCCGAGCATGAGAATATCGCAGGCTCGATCGGCAACGTCCATGAGGTGAGATTGAGGCAGCGCGTCGCCGCTGCCGCTGATAGCTGAGTGGATCTCGAAGTCGACGCCCGGACCAGTTGCCGCCCAGCCAGATGCTCCGATTGACTCGAGCATCTCTTCGGCTTTATCGAGCGCCTCTTGGCTGCCGTCGGTCTTGGCGGTCCGCATCGGGATGCCGAAGAGCTGTGCGAACTGCATGAGCCAGCCCAGTCCGTAGACCGAGGCTAGCCAATACTTTGTCAATGCTCTGAGGTTCGCTCCGTAGATCGGATGTGAGCCGCCCTGCGACCAGACACCAATGACAAATCTGTCAGGCGGGAAGTCTTCGAGAGTCGAGTTGTTGGCTCCGCCTGGCGCGATCATGAGTCTGTCGACCTCGTTCGAGAACTGTGGGAAGGCGAGATATTTAGCAGGGACTGGAGCGTAGCACCGCGGCGAGATGATGTTGTTCTCGCTCTGCCAGACGATCTCCATGACCGAGATCCCCTTTGCGTAGGCATCGATCAGAGCGTTGACCATCTGTCCGGTATCAAGCTCCCAGTGACCCGGCTTCGGCGCGTAGCTGTTGATCGCACGCTCGACGACTTCTTGGATCTTGATCGCCTGCGGTGTCGGCTCCTCGGATCCTTCGCGGATCGCCGGCTTGATCTCCATCTTGAGGCGGCTGACTGCACCGCTGACCTCGTTGAGCGCCTTGCGTAGCCGAGGCCATGTGTCAAGCATAAGTCGGAAGAGTCTGTCTTGGTCTTCGAGCTTTCCTGTGCGGACATTGCGAAGGATTGTGCGAACTTGGTCTGGCGTTACGTTTGCTAAATCGTAATCGTTGGTCCGATAAGTTGCTGGAACTGGAAACACTATGCCCTTGCTCTCGTCTTTAGTCATGCGCTCTGCCCTAGTCTTTTAATCTTGACATGGCAAGAAAACAATTCTCAGAGCGCGTTGAATCCTCTCGCTTTCGGTGCGGCGAACTCGGAGCGCTTGAGTCGAGTCGCTGACGTGCCTGTCATGCGTCCGCTGTGATGAGCGCCGAGCGCGATGCAGGCGAGCAGAGCGTCGGCTCGGTCGGGTGACTTCAGTCCTGCCTTGCGCATCTTCTCCTTGTCCTCGATCCTGAGCTTGCCCTGCGCGTTCCATTCGCTCTTGCGCGTCGTGATCTGCTCGTAGGTCATGCTGTCAAGCTCGCCCAGATGGATCTCGCCACGATGGATCGCTTGGGTCGCTGTGTGCCAGACCTCGCCGATCAGGTTCGCATACTCGTCGCTGTCCTTGGCTGCTTGTCCGCCGTGGAAGCGGTTGATGTGCCAGCCTTCCTCTGCCATCTGACAGACGAAGCCTGTGCCGAGACCGTCAGCGTCGCCGAAGATCTGTCCAGGCTTGAGTCCGTGTTCCTCAAACAGTCGTATGAATTGCCGCGCAGCTTGGACCGTGTCGCGCTCCTGCCACGCCTTGACGATCTTCGCTGAGTTGCCTCGGCGGATTGCCAGCACGTCCTCGTCGCGACCGGCTGCGAAGTCGCAGAAGGCGACGACCTCACCTGTCTCGTCTGGATCCGGCTGCCTCTCGAGTGCGGCCGTCAGTCGTGCCGGCGACAGCACCATGAACTCGTCGTCTGCGGTGAACTCCGCGAGATGCTTGGATCGATAGAGCGGATGGTCCTCGCCGTAGCGCTTGGCATCCAGATCGCGGCGCTCCTGTGGGATGTGCGGACACTCGGTCGATGGCACCTTGCGCGTCCAGTAGAGCGAGGCGTCCTTGTGATGGCTGTCGAAGAACTGACCACGCGGAGCGCCAGGCGAGCTGACCCATAGCTGGTAAGTGCGAGTGCATCGCTCGAACGCCTCGAAGATCTGATCTGGCACGGTCTTCGCCTCGTCGACGATAATCATGAGCGGAGCATCTGACTCGCCGTGCCAGCCTTCCGCCTTGCCTGCGTCGTCGGTCGAGAAGCCGAGAGCGAAGCCTCCCTCTGGCGTCCGTAGCTCCTCCGCCATGAAGTTCCACGTTGGGAACTTGTCGCGGTGCTTGCGGATCGCTGGCCAGAGCTGATTGGATAGCTGCCTGAACGATCCCGAGGTGAACACGACCTTGCCCTTCGGATGCTGATCGAGGTGCCACAAGATCAACGGACCGACCAGCCGGTCGGTCTTGCCGCTGCCGTTTGCTGCGACCACGCTGCTCGGCTGTCCGAGCGCGACCGACTCCATCGCCTCGATCTGCCAGATGTAAGGGATGATGCCTAGCCGCTTGACGCAGAACTCGGTGGGACTCATAGGATTCGCTTGACGCGCTGCTGAGCGTCCTCGATGACG